ATATCTGGGATCACCGCCCCGTTTGCCGAAAATTTTAGACGAACATGTCTGATACTTTAGCACGTTAAAGTGTTAAACTTCACCGCGTTAAAGTGGTAACGTGTGAAAGCGTTGAAACATCCAGGCGTTATCCAGGCGTTATCCAGGTATCATCCGGCTGTAATTGTTAACAAACTATGAACTATAAAAGATCAATAAATCTTCTGACAAGAGGTTAAATTATATCATTGTTTATATTCTGATATTTGCTATAATATAATCAGAAAGAGAAAAGAAAACAAAGACGTCAAGGAAAGACTTGAAGAGAGGAATAATAATGAAAGTATTGGTTGCATGTGAAGAATCACAGAGAGTAACAATTGAGTTGAGAAAATTAGGGAATGAAGCTTATTCTTGTGATTTACTTGACTGTTCTGGTAATCATCCGGAGTGGCACATCAAGAAAGACGTTACTTTATTATTGAATGGAAATTGCATTTTTAGCACTGTTGATGGAGTAGAGCATGAAATTTCTGGTAAGTGGGATATGATCATAGCATTTCCCCCATGTACATATTTGACTGTAACGGGTAACAGATGGTTTAATTATGAAAAGTATGGAGATAAAGCAATTCAAAGGATGTTAGATAGAAATGATGCTATCAAGTTTTTTATGAGAATTGCAAATGCTGATTGTGACAGAATAGCAATTGAAAATCCTGTTGGTGTAATGAGTACACAATGGAGAAAACCAGATCAAATTATACAGCCTTATCAATACGGGGATGCATACGAAAAGCGGACTTGTTTATGGTTAAAGGGCTTGCCAATGCTTTCACCAACAAAAATTGTAGAGACTCCAGATAGAATCCAGTTTAAGTCTGGAAAAACAATGGCGAAGTGGTATGTAGAAGCTGGGAATCTTTCAAAAGAACAAAGGGCATTAGTAAGATCAAAGACTTTTCCTGGAATAGCTAAAGCTATGGCGGAACAGTGGGGAAATGATTGCAATTATGCAAAGAATCTAAGAAAAACTTCTTTTTATGGCATGTTTGGCGGTTTCCCGACAATCACAGAAATGTACAATGACAAATGTTTCTGTTGTTTAGCCGACAGAAAAGGCAATGAATGCAAGGGGAAAAAGACTTGCGGTAAAACATGGAAACGATATGAAGCAATCATCAATCCAGAATGGCATCACGTCAACCTCAACACTCTCGCAAACCTCGATTTTGATATGCTTGACGAAAAGCGACAGTTATATTTAAAACTGTACAGAGAACTCAAGGAATTGATTCAAGATTTGCACAAGTGTAAATCTGGGCGTGCTTACGAAAAGCGGCTTCAAAAATTGTATATTAGAAACGCTGAGTTATTAGACGAAAATAAAATTTCTCATGATTATATCAATTATGTTACTAGAAAAATTTCTATGTGTAATGTTGAATGTGGTTTGTGGACTTCACTAGTTGAAGAAGCAACAGGGTTGTATAAATCGAGAAGATATAATATGCATACACTGAGATATTAACAATATAGCTGTCCTATCGGCATAACGGGGAGAATGGAGTAAATATGAATCTATATGGAATTTATAAGCGCAACACAATCGACAATGTACCAGAAATGAACGCATTATTAGATGACACCATCGATTATTGTCACAGACGCGGCTTGCACTATGTCACATGTGCAGATGTACCAGGCTATATGAATGAAGGTTGCTCAACCGTACACGCATATAATGGAAAGTATGGAAAAGGCGTAGTTCGCACAAGACCATGTTTCTATAAGGGCAGACGATCAACAAATTATATGACAATCGAATACTGGGTGTCTCGTGACGATATACACAAGAGATTAACAGGAGAAAGTGAGGTATTAGCATGTCAGAATTAAGAGAATATCAAATAGAATATTATGACGTTGCAAACGACACAAACGACTATATGACAATTTTTGCATATAGTGTACAGCAGGCAAGAAAGATATTCTATATGACAACAACAGGGAAATATATTGCATATGTTGAGAGTATTAACAGAAAGTGAGGATTGACCATGGACACATTAACCACAAAACAGAAAAACCAGATGTATGATGAATTATCAGATTTAGTTCTTAGATACGGAAAGAACCCAGTTGCAAGACGAATGATGAAAGCATACTGTACCGAACTAAAAAAGGTTGAAACCTCAAAAGAGCTTACAAGCATGGCATTCGTCTTAAAATCCCTTAGCTATCTTCTTGAAATTACCTTCCCAAACAAATAGAAAAAATAGCCGCCCAAACGGGCGGCTTATTTTTTACGCTTTGTATAGAATTAGAACTGATAGCCTGACAGTTCCACTTGTGCTAGTATAAATATTTTTAGGAAGCGGAATGTAATAACCAATATTTGGCGCGGCAGAAGATGGCGAAAATTCCAGAGTTAGATGTACAGTGTTTGATACTACCTTGACATTAAGAAGTGTAGTGAGGTCTGTAATAACATTAGGACCACCATCATGAATAAATAGAACGGGTATAAATCTTTCAACTCGTTCAATTTCACAATCACTCGGAACTGTGACATTGATATTACTATAATCAGTTTTGATTTTAACACCATCACTATATTGACTGATAGAGCCAATCTCAATAAGAGACGAAAAATCATCAATCGGATTTGACATACCATATGACGAATATCCGTTATAAAGTCCAGGTAATGAGTGTTCGATATTCTCCCCCCAACTATCCACATACTCGAACGCATTAACTACTTCATCCCTCAGCTTTCTAACACCTCTCCAGAACGCAAGATTAGAAAACCGTTCTGGTAGATTCTTCATAGGTTCCAAATATTTCAATAAATCCATATATAATACCTCTCTTTCTAATTAACCATTCTCAGCGATACAATAAATATATAAATCCCAAGCTGTTGCAATTGATACATCTTCCGCATTTGGGACAGCCGCTAAGGTAATGCTTTGTGGCACAATTGCAAGTTTTGCATTAGTTCCAGTTTTTGGAATTTGTAAACGTACATCGGCTTGTACAGCAAAACTTGTATATGCCCACTTATTATCAATTTTAACAATGGTACTGTCTTTAGTTAAAAAAGGAATGTAACTTGTCATAAGCTTAACTTCATCCATCGTGTACCCAAACTCTTGTGTTAATGTAAGGTTGAAAAAACCATTAGCGGGATATAAAGCATCAGCCTTGAAATTTGGTGCAACGGCATTTATTTGTGGAATGGTTGGTTTAGAAGTCCAGACGCTTTTACGTACCGCAATGAATGGTAACTTTACAAGAGCAACAGGTTGACCTAAATAGCCTATTTGAATAGTTCGCTTCGGTTTTGTCACTGTGTCATGCCATTTTAAATTGTTGGATAATTCCCAGTTTGATTTACTGTCACCGCTTGCGAAGTCAATAACATTTGTGCAAAACCAGTCCCACCATGAACCCCAAACGGTCGCCCAGACTGAATCATTGTCGGTTAAATCAAGAATTGTCTGAGGTGGAATGATGTTAAGATTCTTCAACAAATCTTCCAACTTTTTCACCCTAGTTGTTAACGCGGTTAAGTCAGAGTCTAAAATCTCAATTGACTTGTTAATATTAGAAATTGATTGCTGTATATTTGTAATATCACCTTCAACAGTCGTTAATCTGTTTTCGACATTATCTAAACGTTGCTCAATATTTGTAATATTACCTTCAACAGTCGTTAATCTGTTTTCGACATTATCTAAACGTTGCTCAATATTTGAAATGTCATTTTTTATATTAGTCAATTCGGTTTGGATAGACTCTAACTCATTTTCAATATTCGTTACTCTAGTATCAAGTGCCTGATACTTTGCATACAAATCTTTTAAAGATTCTTCTACACTTTTCGCCCACGCATTAAATTCGTCATTAAATTCATTCAATGCGTCAATAACATCATTCAACTTCGCCCACAAAGCACATACCTTTTGTAGAAGTGACAAACAATCATCAAAAAGCAAAGGAATCGTAAATTGATGATGCCAACAAAAGCCCAAATGCTCTTTGTCAGGCGGATTGATAATAGGTATATTCGCCATAGTTACACCTCACTTTCATAATTCTACTCACATTATAACACAAGTTCCGCTTTCGTCAATCACCTAAAAAGCCCCAAAAAATTATGTTTCAGTTTATCACAAATTTCCGTCTCAAAATCCCAAACCGCTGTCGTGTAGCTCTGTGCATTAGACGCGGCTGTTCCGCTTGACCCCGTGTGAGTTGTGCTATCATCCACATGATTTTTTGATACATTTGTCAGATAGTTGTCATCGAGCAAATCCGTTTGCCCTTGCGGTGTGTCAAGAAACTTGTGCCAATCATCGGAAGTATGAATGTTTTTGCTGTTGTCCGTTTCAAACATATTCTTTGCGTTATACGCTTCAAACCGTGCCTTTAGCTTGATGTTTAATTCTGGCATAATTCGCGCCATATCACCTCTAATGTGTTCACGAAACAAAAAGTCTGTCTCATAACCAATTTCCCACTCCAGAAAATGACGAATGATCATATCGTTAATAGGCTTTCTAAAATCCTCACTGAAAAGCGGATAATCGTCAAGCCCAAAAGCCGCAAAATCATAATTATCAAACAAGCTTTTATTAGACTTCCTGTCATTTCCGACTTGAGCATTCTGCAAAATATCATATACATGGAGCGTATAAGCCGCCCCCACATCATACCAATACTTATCATTATCCAAAAAATTAGTATCAATCATTGGAATTGTCATTATCCTCACCCTCACTTTCTTGAGCTTCTAAACCACTGTTCTTAACTTCCTTCACTGTTTCTCTATTGGTGTCCATAACTGAAAATTGGTCTAGCAGTCCAACATCACCAATATTTGAGTCATTAAACGTAGCTTTAACATTCAAGCCAAATTTCTTGTTGCATTGATCACAGAAATTTTGTCTCGCCTGTTCATACGAATTTCTTAAAACCATTAGTGTTGGGGCGTCTTGCATCACTTCAAGGCTTGAAACCTGTGCAACTTTCGACTGTGTTCGTCCGTTAACACCCAACATAAACATAAAGTCCGACATTAGCATAGATTTCAGTTGTTCTACATTTCCCGCAACAAATGGCGCGGGTGTCTGATATACAATTTGGCGTATATCATCATACTGACTTTTAAGCGGCGACATATCTCTTGTATAGACAACAGGTTTATGACCCGCAATTTGCTCATAGAGATTGGCAAACGTCAGCTCTTGACCATCTGGGGCATTTAAGATGGCGGGCGTGTTCTGTGCTTTTAAATTCACGTTTATGCACCTGTCGCATTCGTAAAGTAACGCGGCATAGTGTCGACATAAACCGTTAATAGAAACAACGTCATAGTCTGTGTAAGGTGACAAGCTAGCCGTCAATGTAGCAACTTCGCTCAAGTCTTTACTAACCGTATTCACGAACGTCTTACATTGATACTTTGTTGCACCGCCATACCACGTCTTAGTACTTGATGTTGTGCAATCTCCGACAACATAAAATCCATCTTCTTTCCAGAGTCCCCCTAACTTACCAAGTACAAAATTTTCATTGAGAATGTTATTTGCATGTCGGTAAACGTCATCGTCATCAAATGGCAACCCCTCAAAAGTCCAAGCGTCAACAGCAATCCTACGCAAAAAAGTATAATACAGACCGATAGTTAAAAGGTTTTCTGTCTGTGTATTCTGATTTTTGGTATTTCTTTTCAAATTTCAACACCTCACTTTCTAAATTATACACGGAAATTGGTGCATTTATCATTCACCCTCGCCCTCACCCCTCACCCCTCAGCCCTCAGCCTTCCACCCTCATTTTACCATATTGACCGTCATTGTCAATTACCAATTTTCAGTGGTAGCACATTCGCAAAGTATTTTAAAGACCAATAAGGGCAAAACATACTTCTAGCATCAATTCCCCCTATTGGTGGGGGCGGTGTTGTTGGTTGCACAACCTCAGTTGTACCGCTACCTGTTGCACTTCCCGCATTTCCACCAGCTGGATTGACAGGGGCTTTCGAGTCTGAGTCTGAAATTGTGCCTTCGCCAATTTGAATAACGCCTGTTTGGGATGCCATGTCAGCAAAGACGCGGTTATACTGTGTAGTTGTCCAACGATTGCCGTCATTTGCACCCGTTTTAGCGTTTTGACGTGCCATGACCAATTTTATCCAATCACTTTCTGTCTCTTTTCCTGTTGTGCCCGTGAAGATATCTTTTACAGCGTCCCAGTATCCACTATCACGAATTGCAATACTTGCGGCAGTTCCCACGGCATACGCTCCAACGTTTGAAACGTCATAGCCTAAATGTTTTTGTATCTCACTTCTAATCAAACTATAATAGTTATTAAACATCGCCCAGTTTTGCATTTTTGAAAATTCTGCTAAGTGGTTGGTTGTGTAGTCCATGAATAATTGTTTCAGTCCGCTATTGCTAACAAGTTGCTCATTACCTACACCCAAATCAATGTATGGTTGAAAACCACTAAAAAGAGTAGGATAGTGCTGTATACAAAATTGCATAAAAGGCACTAGTCCATAACGATAATCAAACTGATATCGCCCGTATGCTCTACCCTTATCTCCGTTTATATACCAACCGCTAGTGTCAGAATATTCTTTACCAGACTCAAAAACTTGCCAATTTATCCACATTCGAGCGCCTACTTGTTCATCTTCTTTCTTTTCTTCTGGAACAGGTTGTGTCGATTCTGAATTTTGCACAACTATAGCAGTGTGACCAGGCATGTGTAGAATGTCGCCAACTTGCAAGTTATCACCAGTTGTCAAGTATTTACTGTCATACAATATGTCAAATAGCTCTGTATTCTTAAGCTGTTCTAATTCATTGTATGTGTTCATACTTGTACTAACGAAAATATTAAGGCAATTTAATACACATGCAACTAAAGCAGAACAGTCAGTAGCGCACGGTACTTTAACATCTTTGGGCTTCCACCCAACTTTTCTACACTCATTTGTAAAAGTTTCCCGTCTATGTTGATTGTAACCAACATTTTGATTGTCGCATGATTCTATCATAAGTGTAGCAATTCCACGGGCAACGTCTGGACGGTTGCGAATACGTGCCACCCAGTCCCAACGCCTACCGTCTCCAGTTTGCGGAAACCAACCCGTTACGCGGACTTCAAGTCCGTTTTGATCTCCGTCTCTGCCGCCCCAAAGATTGCCGTTTTCATCTTTTGACGCTTCTCCAATATATGTTGCCATTTAATCACCCTCACTTTCTGGAAAATGATTTTCTAAGATTTTATCAGTGTGTTTGTAATTTCCGATTCCATGCCAAAACCAGACACCACTATCAAGACGGTTTGCCATGTATGCAATTGCGTTTTGCGGTGCGTTTTCCGCGGTGATGATTGCACCGCTTGTGTGTACGTAGTTGACAATTGGTAATGAGTCTATAACAATGTCGGCTAAACTACCATTGTAATTATAACCATACATACAGAAATAGTTGTTAAACTTTTTGATATCTTGCAATGAAGGATAATACCACGCTACAGATATCATAGGAAAAAGAGCGTTATACATGGCAATAGTTCCAGTAGGATTTCCAATAGTAAGGTCTGATTCTTCAAATTTTGCACCTAGGTTTTCTGCAAATGTTTCCGCGGCTTGAAGTTCCCCCTTGATATCAAGAGAAAATAAATTTCCGATTGATGCCACGCCAAAATTACCAAAATCGCGCATGACGCCACTATTGTTTAACTGTGTAGTCGAAAGTTGAACACTATCCCACGTACTACTTGCAAGGGAATAGTCGCCATTCGTGCCGTTTCCGTACTGTTCGGGTGTAATTACGATGCCGCCCAATTGGGATTGATTAGCCGCCCACTTGAACGTAAACTTTTTGGCTAAAAGTGCAGATTCATCAAAATATCTAAAGTCATATTCTTTAGCACTACCACCGCAATTAACTGTTAATTTGTTAAATTGTGGGGAAGTATATAGTTTATTCCATAAAGGTTTTTCAACAAAAGATTGTGTTAGCTCTACAACACCTGTGCGGTTGTCAACTTTGTCCAGATTTTCGCCACTTATGTCACTAGCAAAAAATTTAGGTACGTGATAAGCTCCGATAATATCTTCCTGTCTGCCACATTTTGCATAGCGTTTAACTACTTCTAACGCTTGTGCTCTTGAAAGCTTACTTGTGTTACTCTGGACTATGCCGCCACATTCGCAAGGGTTGACGCTAACCAACGAAAAGAAGTTGCTTATTTGTCCATAGTCCCCCATTGCAAAATTAGCGATTGCCGCGTAGAAATCACTTGAACGGTTTTCGTAAGTGTCTGTATTGTTGGCGGTCATGAGATACACAGAATCATCATCATCTTTTGAAAAACCGTATTCAGTTCTTGAAATTTCCCACCTGTCGACTTGCGTTGGTTCGGGATAAAAGTTTGCAAAAAGACCGTCTGAAGCTGGATGTTGTCTGACAATTGGTGACGGATGGAATGTGTATTTGTCGATGTATGTCGCCCAATAATCAACAGATGTGTTTACATATGTCAGCTTATTGTTTACATACTGATAATCAATGATGTACGCGAATTCAAGTCTCGTTTCATTTTGATATGCCATGTAATTATAGCGTTTCAACTCATCCGCGCGGACTGGACAGCGAAAAGTCTGCCCCTGTCGTTCCCATGTCACGTTATCATAACGTTTATAAGGAAGAACGCTGAGAAGTTCTTTTAAAAACCCCTCAGCGTTTCTTTCTGCTGGGATCAACAAGTGTTTACCGCTGTCGTCAAATGGCGAGTCAAACAAGTATACAGTTGTCATAATATCCCCCCTCTATTAAGCATTTTTGCAAATTGCAACAGCATTTCCCCACGGTCTAATGCCGTATGTCTGCCATACGTTTAAGTACTGATTCTGATACATTCCCGCGGCATTGTAGAAGTCACCACTTGTACTTAAGTTGTCGCGGTACTCGAAAGTATTAACATCCGCTAATACGGCTAAAATATTCTGATCGTCTGTAATGGTTTTCCAGTACTTTGTCACAGGATCAATTTCAGATTCAAAATCTAAGTAGCTGAAGTCTGGGAAAGGTGTCACACGTCCAACCAAGTCAGCTTTGCTCATGTTGAAAGCGCCCGCTAATGTCTCAACGTTGCAGTTAACTAAAACGTCACTTCTTACAAACAAATAGAGATTTTCAGATGGTGTCCATGTAATAGCAGGTGTTGCATCTGCAATTCCCTGTGCGTTCGCGTATGCTTTATAATTGTTGAAGTTGCTACTTGCGTGAGTGATATCAAGTGCAATTTTCTGAATTGTCTTGATAAATGTAACAGATGAATTTGCAGGGTCATTATCGTCCCATGCAATTTCTTTCTTGATCACAACACCATTTTTTACAGAAGTCTGGATTAACTTCTTGATGAGGTTTTCTTCCTCGATTTCATTACCGCTGAAAAGACTTGTTACCATGCCTGTTACCATACTATCGAGCTGTTCCCATGATGTAAATGCACCTTCCATAAGTTCACGAGGAATTGTTACCGGAAACTGTCGTCTACGATTCTGTCGGAAATAACAAGTTTTAACGTCTGGTTTTGTAACTTGTAAAAGCGTTGCTCCAAGAGAAATGTCATAATCACGCCCCATGGCAGGATTGACGTAGTTCATTTCCATATCAGTTCCAAGTGGAAAACCTTCCTTTTTTAACATTTCATACTGATTGGTATACATCTTAGATTCCACAGACTGAATGACGATCTTATTTACAACATAGTGTAAAAATTCATTCATGAATGGAGCATATTTGATGATCGGTGTCATTGCATGACTAATGGAAGTTGCCACGGTAACTTCACCTGTCGCGCGCATATACTCGTTTGAGGAATTTTTTCTTGCATCGTTAAAAAGATTGACTCCGCGCTGTGCGCTTGTCAGCGGTTTTGTTGTTTTTGCCATAATTTTATACCTCACTTTCTATACATTAGCTATAATAGCTTAAAATGTCGTCTGTTGTGACTTCCTCTTTTTCGTCATCGTCATCATCCTTCGTTTTTGCAGATGGTGAAATGGAAGTTGTCACACGGTTGAACAGCTCCAAGTTCTGTTTGCTGAGTCGGTCATTTTCCGTTTTCAGTGTTGCGTTTTCTGTTGCAATTGCTTTCTCAGCTTCATTTGAAGCTTTCGCCATATCTAAAACATCTACTACGATACGACGCATTTCATCGACGGTCATACCGTCGGGAATTGATAATGTTGTCACCATCTTGTCTATGTCTATCATGCTTTCGCCCCCTCATAGTTAATATTTACAAAATGAAAACTGTGTTCCCACTCATACTCTGCAATTCTTCCTAACTCGATTGTGTGTCCCTCTTTTGGCATGTGTAAAAAGAAACCATATCCAATGTCAATTCCAACATGTCTACCTTTGCCGCCAAAAGATGAGTACAAACCATTTCCTTCAGTACCCAAAAGAGGTGTTGTTTTTTCTGCTCCGTCATGATAGTGTCCAGTGCTGTAATTTTGCACGCCTACGACAGCGGACACGAAACCGCTACAATCAAGTCCGATTTTACCACGTGAGAAAGCTTTATAAGCACTTAACTCCTGTGTTGTATACTTTGAAAAATAGGCGGGTTCGAGACTGATAAGTGTGTTCATCACTTCATCGGTTAGGACTTGCCCTTTTGCACCATAAAAATATGCATATTCATCACGGTGATAAAACATATATAACGCCTTTTTAATTACTTCATAATATGTCATTCTTTCACACCACCTTCCAACTCTGTTTTAATTTCCGATATCATTTCCCTAAGGGAATTGATTGCATTTGTAAGCTCTTTTGTTTCCTCTTTGTGTACGTCTGTCTGATACTTGATATAGTAACAAAGAATCAACGTCATGCAAATTGGAAAGCCGACACTTGTAATCATTTGCGTAACTGCACTAATATCCATCACAACACCTCACTTTCTAAAAAGGTGGGCGTGTCTCCACGCCCGTGCTGACAGTTTGCACAACTACCCCGTTCTTCGCGGTCTGTCTGGTAGTCCCTAACTATAGTTTAACATATATTTAATTTCTGTCAATAAGTACACGTTTGATTAAGTCATTAAATTTTTCGCTTGCCGTTTTTGAGCTTGAGCAGATTTGTGAGGTTCGTTTATAGTATAACATCCACTCAATCAATTTTCTTGTTGTCGGTAAATATAACTCATTTGTGAGTATATTGTTTTTTGATTTATATTTACCGTCTACAATTACCATTGGACAACGTTGTTTTTCTGGAAAAATTACTGTTATTCCAAAGTCTGCTATATAGACACGGTTGGTTTTAACCGTTAACTCCGCGTACCACTTCCATGATAAATGATTAAAAATGTCGGGGTATACTTCTTCTTGCCAAGCTCCATTTATAGTCATGTCATTTGTTTGGGACTCATAAACGGCTAAATGTTTTGACACGTGTGCTTTTTTTGGCGGTTCGGTATACAGAACACAAATTTTCAGTGCATCGCCATCCTCAAGTTTACGATTGAAAATGTAAACTTTTCCCTGTTCTAGTTTACGTGCATCAATGTTGTAATAATCAAACAGAGGGCTTTTGGGGTTGATACTGTTTGCACATGCTACAATTTTAACATCTTTTCTTCTTCTAACTATAGTTGAAAGCTGTTGACTATAACCTTTCAAAAATTCATTTCTGGAAAGTGGTATAATTGTAGTAGTGTCAACATCTTCGATAAATTCATCTAAAAATATAGTTTTAACGCTATCGTATCCATTACCTTTGTATTTCATCCATGAAGCTATTGAAGAACTATAGCCACATGGTGAGTATACCCATTTATTGTTACGTCCCAATTCTTGTTTGCGGTAAACACCACTATAGTAATTCAAGTTCGCTTCTTCTTTCCATAGCGTTTTTTCAACATACGGCTTGATGTTGGCGACTGCACCCCATGCTCTACCACGGATAAGATAATCTTCGCGTGTACGCATGTATACAAATTGCGCACCAGTTGCGTTATAGTCGTCAAACAATCCCTTGAAAACAGAGTATGTTTTACCAGCTGAGCGTTCACCAAAAACAATGTAAACATCAGCGTTTAAAGTATACAATGATGGAATGTTTATATAGGTTTCGTCACCTACTGTTATATAAAGATTTTCAATTTCCATGTTATTCTCCTATCTTTTCTAATATTATTGGTGATAAATGTTTGGTTTTTACCGTAAACTTTTCTAAACGTTTACTTATATCTATATCTGTATTTTCTTTCTTTCCGTCTTTTGTTATTATTGTCGGCTTGATGCTATAAACGTCTATTCCAATCAAAGCGCCATATTCGGGTGAGATTGATAGAGTATATGTAGTATCTTCTATCCAAGTTCCCCCGTTATCATATGTAGGAATTGCGTTTGTTGTTGGGTGTGATATTGTACGTCCAGATACATCTTTGTCGAAGGTTGTAAAAATTTCAAAATCTTCGATTGATGAAAGATAGTTTACAGCTTTCTTCGAGAGTCCAGATACAGTCATATACAATTTGTTATCAGTATCTTGATATATATATTTCTTCGCGCCAAAAGTTTTAAATTTCAACCATGCACCAGTTTTTTCGGTTTCCCAATCAAAAATTCCTAAATCTGGTAGTTTATAATCTAAACCATAGCGTTTTATTGCTAAGTCAATCTTATATTTTGCATATTCGTTATATCCGTTTATTACTTCCAAGCATTCTTCTCGATTGATAACTTTCGCGCTGTCTGTATCACAGTAGAGCACATTTCTATCAATCTTTGACACTATATCATGCATTAAATGATAGCGTGTCCACGCGGGTATAAAAACACCAATTTGATAAGGTAAAAAACTTCTAAACGATTTATAAAATTTCTCAAGTTGCGCGGAAATTTCCTCTTTGTTTGTGATAGCACAGTGGTCTAAAGTCCACTTCGTGCCGTCAAGTGTAACAACATCGTGAATAGGGTCTTGCACAAACATACCATAAAAAGAATTTACGCGGTTTTTTGCTTTTGCGTAGTTTAATTCTTCGCCTTTTACATGTTTTAAACTTTGTTTGTTGTTGTAATACTTTAACATTGTGCAAACAATACCAGATGGCAAATAATCAGCTCTACAATAGTAACATTCATCTACTCGGATTGCATCAATCTTGTACATTCGCAAAATAATAGCAAGATCAAGGCTAGTACATGTTGTTTTTATCATATCAGCCTTAAAAATTCTACCATTGTCCAAAACACTATCACTTGATACTTCACAATGCGATGATGATAAGTATGTCATCGTACCTCTTGCGCGAACGTTCTTTGCTGTGATGGTGCAGATAAATAAATAATTATCTGTGTTGAGTAGACGTTTTAAGTCATAAATATTCGCATTTGGCAAGCGTTTAAGCGGTGCTACTGGGAATTTTTCTGTTGCTATGGCAAAAGGATAGGCACTACCAAAATCGTAACTATCAACGTTTTCCATGATTTGCCCCGCGTACATGTAGTTAGCGTGTGTATAGCCGCCCATGAAAGCTTTTCGACAAATCACATATCTGTCATAGTCAAGCGAAGTATTCCTAAACATCTTCATCCACTTAGCATCTTTTTTCATAATAGCGCGAAGCTCATCACGTAAAAATCCCGTATTTGTGTATGGAAATTCGTAAAAAGGTTTACCTTCCTGTTCTTCCAACTGATGGATTTTCGCCACCATGATTTCAACATCTCGATATGTGTAGCGTTCTTTGTCTTGCGGCAATGTTTCACCAGGTTTTACGATATCTTTATAGTTCATTTCAAGCTTTTCAAGTCCTACGTCTTTTCCACATGCCGCAAGACCTTTATTCGTAAGCTTGTATGAGCAACGAAACTCTAGTACATCATCAATGATAAGATATAAGGGTTCGTGCGTATCCATGTAGAAACCGCCTGTCATGGTGTGTCCTTCTAGGTTTCTTATTATAGCTTCCATTTCATATGATAAGTTATGTACATAAACAATAATTCGGTTCTCGCCTTGAGTTGCAAATGTTTGATATTGGCTATGCAAGTAATCATATAAATTTGACCATGATGAGCATGTGTTATAGTTATAGTCACTATCCATCACTGACCAATGCCATGTATAGATTATGTCACAATCTTCTGTTATGTGTTCGTGAGTCGTTTCAATGTCAAAACAAAGAAACTTTTTACAATATGAAATTTTTTCTTTTCGTTTTGCCATTGTTTACACCTCTCCTTAAATATCGTCAAAATCTTGATTAAGAGATAACCACTCTCCAGAACTACCTTCACGTTGTACATCTAAAAACCATGCATCGAGGTCTACATCTTCTGGACTCATTGCCGCTAAACCATCGAACCCACTACCTAGTGTATTTCCAGCCCAATTAGCATAAGCAAGTAGCTGTTCACTATCATACTGTTCACCTTCATGTGCTGATTGCCAAGCACCCATATATGTTGTCATTTTCTTCCAATCTTCAAAAGATAGGTTTTTGAGTTTTGGGTGATTCTCTATCATTTTCTGGTATGCTTTATTTTGTAACTGTCTATATCCCGTGTAAGTGGACTGTTTGGCATTTAATATCTCAATGGCGGTTGATACTTTTTTCTGAATCGCTTGCAATGATAAACCTTGATACTTGATATCAAATCCTTTATATCTGTCATATACGGGATTGATTTCACCCGTGTAACGCTTGCCACGCTCACTGAAATATTCTCTAAGGGTTGCAAGTCTGGTTTGCGCTCTTTTGCCTAAAGTTCTAAGTAACAGAAGTGATTCATCTTTTGTGTAGTGTTTCTTGAGCAACACATACTTTCCATTAGACACGTCATATAAAATCCCTTTTGCGCGTTGGACTTCGCCAACACGCTCTTTTTGCTTACTTGCCATACTCCTCTACCTCTCTTTCTGTAAAAGGCTCGATGTAGCCGCTTGCGATTGCGCTTTGAATCATTTCATCTGCTGTCATGTGATAGAGTGGTGCATATAATTCAAGTGACTCTCTAACTTCTCTGTAATACTTCAGTCTCAAAACAGGTGTTTTGATATCGTCTAATGCTCTTAATACAATAGCGTGTTGAAGTTCTAATAATTGGCTTTCCAAATACATATTCATACCTCACTTTCATTTTGTTCTTTTAGTTTAACATATAAATATGAACAAATATGAGATATTTTGTTAATAAATTGTTAACATTATGAAATTATAAAAAGGGGCTGTTCCCAGTCCCTTTATAGATGCAAAAAAACGAACAAACTTGATTAGTTTCCGTTCTATTATTTGGTTGTCAACCGCACTGTTGACCGTTTGCCGCGTTTAAAAGCTTCTTACCATAATTTTAAAGAATGTCTGTCCAGAGTTCCTTGAAATACCTGTTGTACATTCAATGATAAAATCATGCCCATCTGCAATAGCATCCGTTAACAAATCGGAAATCTTGTCAATTTCACGTGCAACACCTGTTGCGTAAATGCCAAAACCTTCTTCAGTTTCCATACAGAGATAGTAAGTGATTTTCCCTGTTACATCATCAGTACCAACTACAATTCCTAAAAGCTTACCAGATGGTTTTGCGTCCTTCGCAAGTGCTGTTGTACCATTGATTTTTACAAGCTTTACGCATTTTTCGTCTCCAGATACCAGTTTAAAATTCTTCATAATTATAATCTCCTTTTTTTGTGTTATTGTTTGTTTGAAGTGTAATGTTATGTAGTATTATCAAATTATATTATATTGCGTGTTGTGTTATGGTCTACGGCGGTAAACCAGATAAATAGAAGTTATAGTCTAGCTCGTAACGTGTAAAAGTTGCGATAGTGCGTTTTGTCGCCATTGTTAAAAGTGAAAGTATAATAGACAACTTTCTCTGTTTCCACTCTCTGTAACTCTCCTCTAATTTGGTTTGTGAAATACCCCTCACAGAGTAGAGAAGAATCGAGGTCGTAAAAATTGATTGTTCCATCTGATAAAGTCTCCTTTATGGTGGTGCGCTTATCAACGAAGTTGATTCGCGCCCCTGTTGGTACGTTTACACGTCTGATTTGTTTTCCCATGGTCAATCCTCGTTTTCACCTGTTTGCTCGAAAATTGTGTAGTTCGTTGCTTCTGTAATTTCTTCGGGTGTAAGAATGTCTTTGAGGTTTTCGCCCTCATTATCAATGATTTTCATACATCTATTGAAATCATTTATTACACTACCCCACCCTAATTTAATTGATGCAAAATCACCATCACCAATATTTGAAATAATGAAACGATTGAAATTATAAAGTCCTATACATACCGCGTTAACGGCGATTTTCTTCATCATTTTCTTAACTTCTTCATTTGTCAAGTGTTTTGTATTAACTCCTTGCCTTATATACATATGTGCCATGTCAATTAAAACTTTAGCTTCACCATCTAGCATTGTCAATCCTCACTTTCTTTGTTTGTAATAAATGTTCTTTATCTTTGTTACATGTATATAGTACCATGGTTTGACTTTTTGTCTACTGATATTTTTTAATTACATGTACGAAATTTATTGATCTTTTATAGTTCATAGTTTGTTAACAATTACAGCCGGATGATACCTGGATAACGCCTGGATAACGCCTGGATGTTTCAACGCTTTCACACGTTACCACTTTAACGCGGTGAAGTTTAACACTTTAACGTGCTAAAGTATCAGACATGTTCGTCTAAAATTTTCGGCAAACGGGGCGGTGATCCCAGATAT